AGTGGTATCCCTGCCGAAAGCAGATCCCCTACTGGTGTGTCTGTTGTTGTAACTACTTCTAATCCTGTGACAAGACAAGTTACGAACACAGATGTTGATGCTGTTATTGTTACTTTAACTTGGCCTCAAATACAAGTAGCAGAAGATGACGGAGATATAGTAGGTGATACAGTAGCTTATAAGATTCAAGTTCAATATAATTCTGGTGGTTTTAATGATATTATCTCAAGTTCTGTTAGTGGCAGAACAGCAGATGCTTATGCAAGAGATCATAGAATAAATATTACTGGTGATTTTCCTGTTGATATAAGAGTAGTGCGTGTTACAGCAGATAGCACAGAAGATAATAGAGTAAATGCTTTTCAATTTACAAGCCTTCAAGAAGTTATAGATAACAATTCCTCTTATCCAAATAGTGCTTATGTTGCTTTAAGGCTTGATAGTAAACAATTTAATCGTATTCCTACAAGAAAATATCGTATAAGAGGTATAAAAGTAAGAATACCAGGAGCAGGTGCTTCCAGTTCTGGTACTCCTACTGTTGACAATGAAACAGGCAGAATAATTTATCCAAGTGGTTACATCTTTAATGGAGTTATGGGTGCAGCAACTTACACTAACTGCCCTGCTATGTGTTTACTTGATTTGCTTACTAATACTCGTTATGGATTAGGAAATCATATTACAGATAATAATTTAGATCTATTTAGTTTTGTAGCAGCAAGTAAGTTTGCCAATGAAGAAGTAGACGATGGCACAGGATCAGGAGCGAAAGAAGCTAGATTTAGTTGCAATGTAAATATACAAAGTCCAAAAGAAGCATTTGCAGCAATAAATGAATTGGCAGGTGTGATGAGATGTATGCCTATATGGTCCGCTGGTGGTATAACAATATCTCAGGATAAACCTACAACAGCCAGTTATTTATTTAACTTGGCAAACGTAGGAGAAGGTGGTTTTAATTACTCAGGTAGCAGTTTAAAAACTAGGCATACTGTTATATCTGTCAGCTATTTCAACATGGACTCAAAGGAAGTTGATTTTGAAGTTGTAGAGGATGATACAGCTATATCTAAATTTGGAGCAATAGTAAAACAAGTCAAAGCCTTTGCTTGTACATCTCGTAATCAAGCTGCAAGATTAGGTCGTGCAATACTTTTCGCTGAGCAAAATGAATCTGAGACAATTACTTTTAGCACTTCTATAGATTCTGGTATTGTTGTTAGACCTGGATCTGTAATCGAAGTCAACGATCCAGTTAGAGCAGGAGCTAGAAGAGGTGGTCGTATTGTAGCTGCTTCAACAACATCTATAACTATTGATGCAGTAACGGAAACTAATATGCCTGCTTTGGGAGATAATCCAACTATTAGTGTTATTTTGTCTGACGGGACAGTTGAAACGAAATCAATTACAGATATAAATGGTGCAGTTTTAACAGTAAATGCTTTTTCTTCAGCACCTAATACAAATTCACCTTACGTTATTTCAAGCACAACACTTCAAACACAACTATTTAGAGTCATTCAAGTTGAAGAGCAAGATGAAGTTAATTATGTAATTACAGCTTTAACTTATGTTGAGGGTAAGTATAATTTTATAGAAAATGGAGTTGCCCTACCAACACGAAACATTTCATTACTTAATGCACCAGTTCCTTCTCCTAGTAACCTTACTGTCACGGAAAAAACTATTGTTATAAATAATATTGCTCGAAGTAAGTTAATTATTGATTGGCAACCTGTTCAAGGAGTAACTCAGTATTTAGTAAATTATAAATTTGAAAATAATAACTATGTTTCACAAATTGTATTTAGTAGTGATTTTGAACTTTTAGATACTAAAAAAGGTGAATATACTATCGAAGTATTTTCATATAATTTATCTTTACAATTATCTACTAATTTCACTACTACAACATTTATAGCAAAAGGTAAAACAGCATTACCAGAAGATGTTTCTGATTTAACTATTGAACCTATTAATGAACAATTTGTCAGACTTAAATTCAAGCAAGCAGTAGCGATAGATGTACTTCACGGTGGTCGTGTTTATGTAAGGCATACTAATCAAATAGGTGGATCTGCTAGTTTCCAATCAGCACAAGATATTGTTGAGGCTGTTGCTGGTAATTCAACAGATGTAATCTGTGCTGCTCTTCCAGGAACTTATCTTTTAAAATTTCAAGACGATGGAGGTAGATTTAGTGTTAATCCCGCTAGTGTATCTTTATCCATTGTTGATATTCTTGATTCTATAGTTGTTAAAAATGACAGAGAAGATACAGATTCAACACCTTTTAACGGAACAAAGTCTAATGTTGTATTTGATTCAAATCTTGGTGGATTAAAACTTACAGATCCTACAGCAAATAATAGTGGTACTTATGACTTTGTAGAAACTCTTGATCTTGGTGGTATATTCTCTCTTACTTTAAAAAGACATTTTCAAGGGGTTGGTTTTTATGTAGGTGATCAATTTGATAATAGAACAGATTTAATTGATACTTGGACAGATTTTGATGGAACAGTGGCAAATGACGCCAACGCTAAAATAGCTGTTAGAACTACTACAGATAATCCCTCTGGCTCTCCTACTTATACATCTTTTAATGATTTTGCTAATGGAACATTTAAAGGCAGAGGATTTCAATTTAGAATTACTTTAAATACAGCAGATGTAGCACAAAATATGAGTTTACAGCAAGCTGGATACATAGCATCCATGCCTTCTAGAACAGAACAATCATCTGTTATAGCGTCTGGAGCAGGAGCAAAGGCAGTAACATTTACAGCCCCATTTTTTGTTGGAACGTCAGCTTTAGGTAATCTAAATAATTTCTTACCTTCTGTTAATATTTCTCCTCAGAATATGGGTACTAAAGAGTTTTATGAACTTACAAATATATCTGGAACTGGTTTTACTGTTCACTTTAAAAACGAGAGTGGTGCTAGTATTGATAGGAACTTTACCTACAGTGCTGTTGGTTTCGGCAAAGGAGGGTAACATGGAGAAAAATAGTTATTAACTATGGCTGACGTAACAAATTATACAATCGAAAATGCTTCTGGGGCGAATGTCAGAATTGATCTCAATAATGTTTTTGCTGCTATCCAATCAAGTAATTCTAAATCTACTGATTTAACTGCAAGTCAGTGTGTAGCTGGCATGCCTTTTTTAAATACCACCTCAAAAATTTTAAAAATCAGAAATAGTTCCAATGGTGGTTTTACAGAAATAGGAAATATTGATCAAGCAAATTTAGGTTTATTATCTAAATCAGGTGGAACCATGACAGGTCAACTTCTTATAGATGACTCAAATAGTGCATCAACACCAGGATTAAGTTTTGACACAGATACAGATTTAGGTTTATTTAGGAAATCTGCAAATGTGATGGGATTTAGTTCAAGTGGTACAGAACAACTTACATTTGATGGTAATGGTATAACTTTAAATAATGAAAATGAGATCAGATTTAGTGAAGCGAGTTCTAATGGAACAAATTACATAATATTGAAAGCTCCTGCATCGGTAACTTCTAATAGAACACTGACTTTACCTGACGCTGACGGAACTATTGCATTAGCTGGATCAAGTTCAATTACGATTGGCAGTACATCTGTAACATTAGGAGGAACAATAACGGATATTGCTGGACTTGGAACTCTTACACCGTCAGCAAACAATACAAAAGATTTAGGAAGCACAAGTTTAAGATGGAGAAATATTTATACAAATGATTTAAATTTATCTAACGAAGGTAGATCTAACGACGTTGACGGAACTTGCGGAAGTTATACTATACAAGAAGGAGCAGAGGATCTTTTTTTGATTAACAGAAGAAATGGGAAAAAGTATAAATTTAATTTAACGGAGGTTTTATAATGGCTTTATTTGCTAATGAAATAAATTTAGATGCAAACTATGGTTCAGAAGAAAAAGTTTTTGGAGTAAGGGTTTGGTGTCAACACAATAGTTCTCATTCTGTTTTAGGAAGTGGAGGACTTAGTTCTCTTACTGATAATGGTACTGGCGATTCAATTTTTAATTTTTCTAATACATTGCCTGATGCCAATTATTCTTTTGTAAGTGGTACAAGTCTTGGAAGTGCAGTTGCTAATCAACAGTTAATAGGTTTTAGTGCTACCAATTGCAGAACAAAAACTCGTTACTATGATTTAAACTCTTATAATTCAACAGTAACAATGATGTTAGTGAGGTAAGATGAGCAGAATTATTTATTTAAATGAAGATGGTATTGCTGCTATTATAAATCCGATTACAACTGAGATTAATTTAGCAACAGGAAAAAACTTCACTGTTGAAGAGATTGCAAAAAAAGATGTACCAACAGGAAAAAAATATAAGATAGTAGAAGATTCTGATATTCCAACAGATCGTAGTTTTCGTGATGCTTGGGTTGTTGATGAAACAAATCTTACAGATGGAGTTGGTGAATGAGTATTATTAAAATAGATATGGCGAAAGCTAAAAAAATTCATAAAGCTTATATTAGGTTTGCAAGAGAAGATAAACTTGCAGAACTTGATATTGAGTTTCAAAAAGCATTGGAGACAGGAGCTAATACAACTGATATTGTTGCCAAAAAACAGGCTTTAAGGGATGCACCTGCTGATAGTGCTATAGAAGCAGCTACAGATGAGGCTGCATTAAAAGCACAATGGAAAACTGATATGCTTGGTAAATCACCTTATGAATCTTCACACAGCTAATGGCAATCGAACCAGGTACATATAACTTCACCCTCCAAAGGAGATCGGATCATAATATTCCTCTTTTATTTAAGGACTCAAATAATGATCCAATAAATTTAACAGGCTTTACTGTCGCAGCACAAGTTTGGGAGGAGACACGCACTACAAAATTTGCTGATTTTTCTGTTGCATATACAGATAGAGTTGCTGGATCAGTATTAATTGGTTTAACAGTTGCACAAACTACAACCTTTACTCCTGACATATTAAAATATGATGTGTTATTAATTGATTCAGCAGGAGTGAAAGAATATTATTTAGAAGGTACAATATTTATGAGTGAAGGTTACACAACTGCATGACTTCTGTAAACATTACAACGGAAAAAAATACCGTTACAGTTAATGGTGAAACTAATGTAGTAACTATTGCTACTAGAGGTCCGAGAGGACCATCTTTTGCCACAAGTAGTACAGATCTTAATGACAACAATAAAGTAAATAATTCAATAGTTTACTTTGACTCATCTGCTGGTACATTTAAGGCAGATCAAACACGCACCATCGAAAATTTAGTAGACGGAGGAAACTTCTAACATGGCAAACACCTTAAGAATTAAAAGATCTACTGGATCGTCAGCACCAACTTCATTAGCTAATGCAGAATTAGCTTTTACGGAAGGAACTGAAACCCTTTTTATTGGTAAAGGTACTGGAGGTGCTGGAGGTTCAGCTACCAGTGTTATAAAAATAGGTGGTAAAGGTGGTTTCTTTGATAAAGATACAGTACAAAATGCTAATAAAGTATTATCAGGACCGACTACTGGAAGTGATGCTGCTCCTACATTCAGAGTCTTAGTAAGTGATGATATTCCTTCCCTTGCTCATACAAAAATCAGTGATTTTGATACTGGAGTAAGAACAAACACCTTGTCTCAGATGGCTGCTCCTACTGGTGCAGTATCATTTAACTCACAAAAGATTACAAACTTGGCAGATCCTACAGGTGATGCTGATGCTGCTAATAAAGGATATGTAGATGGTGTTGCTCAAGGATTAAAAGTAAAGGATTCTGTTGTTGCTACAACTACTGCTAATGGTACATTATCCAGTGCGTTTGCTAATGGTGAGTCCATAGATGGAGTAACATTACAAACTGGAGATCGAATATTAATTAAAGATCAGACCACTGCTTCACAAAACGGTATTTATAACGTAAATGCTTCGGGAGCACCATCAAGAACAACAGATATGGCAACTGGTTCTAACGCTGCTGGTGCCTTTGTTTTTGTAGAACAGGGAACAGTAAATGCTGAGAATGGATTTACTTGTACTTCTGATACTGGATCTGCTGTTGTTGGAACAAATAATTTAACATTTGCACAATTTTCTGGTGCTGGTCAGATAATAGCTGGTGATGGTATCGCTAAATCTGGTAATACATTATCTGCTGATCTAAAAACCAATGGTGGTCTTGTTATTGAATCTGCAAAGATAGCCGTAAAACTTGATGCAACCTCTATAACTGGAACGCTTGCTTTGGGAGATGGTGGTACAGGTGCTACCTCTGCTACTGCTGCACTGACTAATCTTGGTTTTTCTAACTATGCAAAAACTTTGATAGATGATGCGGATGCTGCTGCTGCCCGTACTACATTAGGACTTGGTACTATGGCAACTCAAAATGCTAATAATGTTGCAATAACAGGAGGTTCTATTATTAATTTAACAACATTTGATGGTATAACCATAGATGGCGGTAGCTATTAATCTATAGGAGGTTATAGCTCATGGCTAATGTAATTAAACATAAGAGAGGATCAGGAAGTGATCCAGTTGCAAATGATCTTGTTGTAGGAGAAGTTGCGATAAGAACTGATGTTGGTAAATTGTTTACCAAAATGGATAATGGATCTGTTGCGGAGATAGCTGGTGGTGGTAGTGATATTGCAATAAATACATTAAGTTCATCTTCTGGAACAGGTGGTGGTAGTGCAACATTCAATGGATCTGCATTTAGATTTACCTTGTCCTCTCCTCCTTCTGTATCAGCACAGCAGTTATTGGTAAGCATTAATGGTGTTATACAGAAACCAGTAGCAGGTACAGGTCAACCTAGCGAAGGATTTAGTGTTGATGGAACGGATATTATCTTGGGTGACGCACCAGAAACAGGAGCAGACTTTTTTATTCTTACATTTAAAAGTTTAGGAGTGAGTGAACCAGCAGACAATAGTGTTACGAGTGCAAAGATAGTAGATGGAGCGATTGTAAATGCTGATATAAATGCAAGTGCAGCGATAGCAGGTACAAAAGTTTCTCCTAATTTTGGAAGTCAAACTATAACTACAACTGGAAGGGTGCTTATAGGAACTACTGTTGATAATAGTTTTAAATTTAAAATTTCAGATGGTGGTGGTTTTGAATTTGCAATGTTACCTAATGATAGTGGAGTAAATAATTTTACTAATTATGATAGAGCAAATAATGCTTATGTACCTTTATCAACTAATGCTTCTGAGCATAGGTTTGGAATAAGTGGCACTGAAAAAATGCGTATAGATTCATCTGGAAGAGTTGGTATTGGAACGACAACAGCTGCGGTAGGCGGTGCACCAAGCAGTCAAACAGGTCAATTTAATGTTATTTCTTCTGCTGGTAGTGGTCAATGGGCAATGCAAGCAAGAGCCGATAATACCGCAGGTAATGGTTTATTTCTTAGGGCTGGTAATGATAGTAGTTACTATACAGCATATTTAACAGGATACGATGAAAATAATATTCACATGGTTGTAAGGGGTGACGGAAATGTTGGTATTGGTACTTCAAGCCCATCAACTAAATTTGTAGTATCTAATAGTGGTGCAGAAGGTTTTGAATTTAGTCATTCTTCTGGCACTAATGAATTAAATTCTTTTAATAGAAACACTTCTGGAAGATCCCCTATAGATATTATCGGACAAACTTTTAAAGTTATAACAGGTAATCCAAGTTTAACTACAGGGCTATTTCAAGATTCGTCTGGAAAAGTTGGGATCGGAACAACAGGTCCAACAACAAGACTTAGCGTGGTAGATGACTCTGGTATAACTATTGAAGCAACAAGCACTGGTACTGCTGGTCAATTAACTATTATTGGTGTGAATAACAACAATAATGTTTCAGCTATAACTCGTATTAAATCGGTATCAACTGATTCTAGTTCAGCAGAAACAGCTACAACATTTAGTAATAGAAATTCAAGTAATGTTGTCAATGAGCATATGCGTATAACTTCGTCTGGTCATGTGGGAATTCGGACGACCTCGACTCCATCTGTGCTTTCAATAAAAGACACTATCACAGGTGTACAACCAATAGATGATACTCAAACAATAACGATACAAACTGGTGCAACAAGTGGTGCTGAGAACACTGGTACTGGAATTATGTTTCTAAATCATAATGGTAGCAGTGGCAGTGGCGGTGGTACTTTTGGTGGCACTATAAGTTGTGTAAAAGAAAACAGCACTGTAGGTAATACAGCTAACTGTATGCGTTTTGCAACAAGACCTAATGGTGGTGGAGTAACAGAACGCATGCGTATAAATTCTGGTGGGGCTATACTTATTGGTCGCACATCTGTTGGAAACACAGGCAACGGTCATTCGATAAGAGGTGGTGATAGTGCCGTATTTAGTCGTGATGCAGTTGGTGAAACCGTACAAATCTCTAGAAATTCTAATGATGGATCATTAGTTGAATTTAGATCAGGTAATAGTGGTAATGCTTCAGTACTCGCTACTATTGCTAAAAGTGGATCTTCTGTTGTTTATAACACTTCCTCTGATTACAGATTAAAAGAAAATGCTGTTGCAATATCTGATGGTATTACAAGATTAAAAACTCTTAAACCATATAGATTTAATTTTAAAGCTGATGCAAGCAAAATAGTAGATGGATTTTTTGCTCATGAGGTAACATCATCAGTACCAGAAGCTATCACAGGAACAAAAGATCAAGTTGATTCAGATAATAATCCTGTCTACCAACAAATAGATCAAAGTAAACTTGTGCCTTTACTTGTAGCTGCATTACAGGAAGCTATTGGTAGAATTGAAGCATTGGAGGCAAAGTAAATGGCATTAACACAAATTACTACAAAAGGAATTAAAGATGGAACGATAATAGGAGCAGATCTTACTACAAATGTAGATCTGGTTGATAATCAAAAGATAAGATTTGGAACGGGCAATGACTTGGAAATTTATCACGATGGAAGCCATAGTAGAATTGTTGATACTGGTACAGGTGATTTAAAACTACAAACTAATTTTCTTTCAATAGTCAATTCTGATAATACTGAACATATGGCTAAGTTTATAGAGAACGGAGCAGTAGAGCTATATCATAATGACAGTAAAAAATTCCATACTTATTCTGAAGGGTGTAGCGTATTTGGTAATCTAAATTTAGAGGATAGTACTAGTTCTTCTTATGGAAGATTAAGACTTGGAAATAGTAGTGACCTACAAATTTACCATAATGGAACCGACTCTTATGTAGAAGATGCTGGAACTGGGAAATTAATTTTAAAATCTAATGGTACTCATGTTCAAGTTTATGCTGCTGGCTTTGATGTAAACAATGCAGCAGGTACAGAAACTCAACTTGAATGTGATGAAAATGCAGGAGTAAAACTCTATTACGACAACGTAGAGCGTTTAGAAACAACCGCATCAGGTGTTAATATACCTGGCGGTCAGTATTTACAAGTTAAACATGATTCGGGAAGATTAACGCTTGGGGCTGGTGATGACTTACAAATTTATCACGATGGAAGTCATGCTAGATTTCATAATTCTACTGGTATAATTAGTATGCAAGCTAGTGGGTATCGTTTTAATGATGCTCTTGGCCTTGAAAACTGTTTAGATATAGATGCTAATGGTGCAGTAAGCTTATATTTCGACCACAGTAAAAAGTTTGAGACAGCAAACTATGGAGCTTTAGTAAGTGGTCAGTTATACGTTAATGATTACATATACATTGACAATCAAGCTGATCTTTATTTAGAAGATAATGGTAAAGCTCGTTTTGGAGATGGTAGTGACCTACAAATTTATCACGATGGCTCTAATAGCATCATTAATGACACAGGAACAGGTCAACTTCAGATAGCGAGTAATGCTTTAAGGATCAACAATGCTGCTAATAATGAGAATATGATAGCAGCAGATGAAAACTCAGAAGTAAGGATATATCATGACAACGTAGAAAAGCTTAAGACAACTTCATCGGGAGTGACTGTAACAGGCACAGTTACAGAAACTTCTGATATTGCCTTGAAATCTGATATTCAACCTTTAACCAATACACTTGAAAAAATACAACAGATAACAGGTTACAAATATAATCTTATAAATTCAACATCATCTTCAATGGGTGTTATAGCTCAAGATGTAGAGAAAGTATTTCCAGAACTTGTTCATGGTTCTGAAGGTAATAAAACCTTACAATACAGTGGATTAATAGGTGTATTGGTAGAAGCTATAAAGGATCTATCAGCTAAAGTTGCATCGTTGGAAGCTACTTAATATAATATCTGTAACTATTTATTTTTTATGGCAGTCGATCCACAGCAAAAGCTGGAAGCTCTTAACTCTGAACTACAACAGGTAGTAAATAATTTTAATCAAGCAAATCAAGTTGTAGAAAACTGCAAGCAAAGGATATTTGAACTAAAAGGTGGTATCGCTGCTATAGAAGATATTCTAAAACCAGAAGAAGAAGAGACAGAAGAATCTAATTAGTTTTATTAATCATCTGACGTTGCATTAAGCCTAAAGTGACGTATAGAGGTGATAAGCCTATAATTAAAAATAATACGGCTATTGTCATAACAGACATAGCCTTAATTAATGCAAATTTAATCATGTTTAACAAGATAGCAAATGTTTTGAGTATCATCTCATTTGTAATGGTAGCTTCGATGAGT